TGCGGTGAGCGGGTAACCGCTCCCTGGGTTCGAATCCCAGTCTTTCCGCTTGATTATTAGCTCTTTGTCGTAATGATACTGTAGGAGATTTGTTCATTTTAGCCTCCTTACATCCCTATTCATACAAGCTTTTTTTGCATGAATAGCATAAATGATTTACAAATAGTTTACAGTAAAAGTTATGGCATATTTCAAAATTTGCGTACGAGCTAAGAGAAAAGACAATACGTATCCTGTTTATATTCGTGTAACCCATCACGGACAGGTAGGATATATAAAAACAGATAAAGTCTGCAAGGCTAAGTCTGTTCGGAAGGGTGAGGTAATAGATAATTACATCATCAAGGATATTTCTATTCTTATTGACGGGTATATGTCCCGGCTTAATCGTGAAGATATACAATGTTGGGATATCAGAAAGATACTGGACTTCTTGAGGAGGGATTCTAGCGCACCTTCTTTTTCTGAATTTTGTGAGGAGTTTACCTCTAAGATGGATAACGAGGGAAGAGAGTCCACGTCGATAAATTATAAGCTTGCGTTAAGGCGCTTGGAGGAATATATGGGGAAAGACGACATTCTCTTCTCTGATCTTACATCGTCTATATTCAAGGAGTGGATAGATTCGATGAAAGATAGCTTGTACAAGAAACACGGCTATCCGAAGCGGATCAAGACAATGTTTATGGCTGGATGCGAGCGGTATAATAATTATGATACCGGCGAGATGCTTATACGGAATAACCCGTTTAGGGGAGTGAGGGTACCTAGACCTACAGTCCCAGAGAAAAGGGCATTGGACATTAGAACCGTTCGAGATTTTTTTGCGGTATCTGCGGAGTATGGATCAAGAGCTGATCGTGCTAGGGATGTGTGCGAGATCGTTTTTTGTCTTGCCGGAATTAACACCGCTGACCTGTATTATATGGAAAAAGAGAACCTTAGAGACGGAAAGATGTGTTACTGCAGACGTAAGACTACTAATAGGAGGGATGACAAGGCGTATATAGAGATAGCCGTACCAGATAGGCTATCTCATTTGCTTGAGAAATATGCTGGAGAAAAAAGGCTGTTTAACTTCTGTGAGACTTATGGATCAAGTAAGAATTTCAATAAATGTATAAACGAGGGAATAAGTGATATAACAAGAAAAAACGACCTTCCTCATATTTCTGTCTATTCGTTTCGGCATAGTTGGGCTACATTCGCTCAAAACGATTTCGATGCAAGTTTGGATTTAGTAGGCTTTTGCCTTAACCATGCTTCTTCCCATAGGGTGACATCTGGGTATGTTAAGACCGATTTTAGCGTTATCGACCGCTTGAATGCCAAGATTCTTGATTATGTATTTGAAGAAAAAACGAAAAAAAGATAGAAATAATTTGCGGATTAAAAAAATGATTCTATCTTTGCCGTTGAAATAGCGAGTTGGATTTTAGACGAAAGTTTGAGATCCAACTTTTTGTGTTTATATGTGTTTGGTCTCTTCTTTCTGTAAACTTCCATAAAACAAAGACTTACCGGGTGCCTTCAAAAAAAAAGGCACTATGACGATTTCTATTTCTAAAACAGCGCTGCTATCAAGATTGCAGCTTTTGGCGAAGATCATACCCGCCAAATCATCCACGCCGATCCTTTGTCATTTCTTGTTTGAGACGAGGGAAGGCCGGTTATTCATCACCGGATCAAATAGCGAGGGCCGGATAACCACCAGCCTTGAGTGCATCTTCGACGAGGAGATATCTATTTGTGTCCCGACTTCCTTATTAGAAGGACTGAGGAACCTGCCCGAGCAACCGATTGATATAATCATCAACAAGGATACCCGTGAGATAAGGATCAAGTACCATGGTGGAAAGTTCGAGGTGGTGGGTTATGCCCCATCTACCTATCCGGGAAAAAGATCGATCGAGGTCTTGGACTCTGTGTCATTGAGCGCGGAGGATTTATTCAATGGGATATCCAAGGTCATAAATTTGGCCGGGAATGATGATATCCGTCCGGTCCTAAGCTCTGTCTTTATTGAGACGGAACCGGAGACCGTATGCTTTGTCGGTGCGGACGGGCATGGCATGGGATTCTTGAGAAAGGGCAATGATAGACAGGTTGGCAAGATCTCAGTTATAATCAGCCGTCCTATAGCCTCGGTATTGAAGGCGATACTTCCGGCTTCCTCCGATAACATGGAAATGAGGGTCGGTGCGGATTGGTCCGATGTCATATTCAATGACTATGAGATATCGTTCCGGAATGTGGAGGGGAGATATCCTAATTGGAAAGCTGTGGTACCCAAGGCGAATAAGCTGGAACTGCTTGTTGACACCGGACAACTGATCGGGGCTATTAAAAGGACATCGGTGTTCTCCAATAAGGCCTCATGCCTTATTGTCTTGAGGATCATTCGTGATAAGTTGACCGTATTCGCCCAAGACATAGATTTCTCGACTTCCGCGGAGGAAACGTTGGAGGTCGATTTTAACGGGAATGAGTTCTCGATCGGGATTAAGGGATCGTTGCTTCTTGAGATACTCTCATGTATCGATGACGGGCGTACGAGGCTTTCCTTTAGCGAGCCTAGCCGCGCTATCTTGATAACTCCGGAGAACCAATCCGGGAACGAGGAACTTACCTATTTATTAATGCCCATGACAATCCCGTAAGTTATGAAAGAGTTCAAAGATACAATCCAGAAATATTTACAGGAGAGGGCGGCGGAAGATCTTCTGTTTGCCCCGAGACTTGCCAATCCTAAAAAGAGTATAGACGAGTGTTGTCGTTATATCTTGGGAGAGGCCCGTAAGCGTGGAACCTCTGTCGTGATGAGTGATACGGAGGTTTTTGGTCTGGCCGTACATTATTATGATGAAGAGAATATCGAGGTTGGAAAAGTTCCTGTCGGTAGCTCCGTTTCTTCTTCCCATAAAGTAGAACTTACGGAGGAAGAAAAGAACGCTGCCCGTCAGGCGGCCATCAAAAGGTTGACCGAAGAGCAATACCGATCGCTTAAAAAGAGGCCGGCCAAGAAGAAGGTTGATGAGAGTGTCCAACAAATGAGCCTGTTTTGATATGAAGCCGAGAACGAGATTGGAAAAGTTGGTGGCGGGATTGAGCGAAAAGCTTCCCGCCATCACAAAGGCGCAGGAGGAATGGGCCAAGGAACACGTGTTCGACCATGTAGCTTACAAATGTAAGAATGAGTTGTGGTGCTCTGAATGTGGCGAGATATGGGTTAATACGGGTAATAGTAAATTGGGTGACAATATCGAATGCCCTTATTGCCACCATCAATTAGATGTAAAGGTCAGCAGAAAGCAGAAGAACCATGAGGAGGCGTATATGTCCATCCTGCAAGTGAGAGGCGGGTTTCAGGTGATCCGGCATATACTATGTTGGAAAAACGCGCGTAGGGGAACTTCTCCGGTGTATTATGATTTTACTGAAGTTGTTCAAGAATGGATTCGTGAAGACGGAAAACGTACGATCATAGCCCGTCCAATAAATATGGGACGTAACGGATTTGCGTATAGTTCCCCTCTTAGTATCAAGGGTGAATATGGAAGTAACCCATATAATTATTACGGTGATTTATATGCGATATTTGGAGAGCTTTATCCAAGGAAAGAATTACTTCCGGAATTGAAAAAACGGGGACTGAATCGACTGTTCCCGGATGTAACCCCGTCTAAGTTGATACGTGACTTGTTGAAAGGCGGAAACGATGCGGAACTGTGTCTCAAGACCGGGCAAATATCCATGCTGAAGCACATGTATAAAAACGGCTTCTGTCAACTTCGCTATAAGCCATCATTCAATATCTGCAACCGTAACCATTATGTTATCAAGGATGCGTCCATGTGGGAAGATTATATGTCTTTACTATCTTATTTCGGCAAGGACTTGCGTAACGCGCATTATGTCTGTCCCAAGAACCTGAAAGTTGCACATGATGGGCTTTTGAAAAAGAAAACGGCAATAGAAGCTAAGTTGAGACAGGATAGGGATCGTATGGAAGCTATCCGTAGGCGTGAAAAGCTCATGAAGGATATAGCCGGCTTCTACGAGCGGATGGAAAAGTTTTTCGGGATGAAAATCACGGATGGCAACATAGTCATTTGCCCGTTGGAGAGTATTACCCAGTTTTATCAAGAAGGAAAGGCGATGCACCATTGCGTATATCAGAACGGATACTACAGACGGCCGGAATGTTTGATATTGTCTGCCAAAGATACGGAAGGAAAGCGTATCGAGACGATAGAAGTGAACTTGAAGACACTGGATATCGTCCAGTCCCGATCCGTCTGCAATGGTGTAAGCGAGTATCACGACCAGATAGTAAAGCTGGTGAAGAAGAATATGAACCTGATTCGTCAGAAAATGATAGCGTAAAAATGCCAAGAATTAGAACTATAGTACCGGAATTTTGGGAAGATGAAAGGTTTTCGAACGTATCTCTTCCGGCTTGTCTGCTTTATATTGGCATGAAAAACTTTGCTGATGATAGCGGTGTCATTTTAGCTAATGAGACTATCATTAAGTCGAAAGTCTTTCCTGCCCGCGAAGATATTCGTAAGCAGCAGGTTTCTGGATGGCTGCAAGAGCTGATTGAAAACTCTATCCTTGTACCTTTTACATTCGAGAACAAAAGCTACTACGTGATGGACTTTTCCAGTGAGCGCATCGACAAACCGCAAAAGTCGAAAATTCCGGCAGAAGTGATAGAAAACGTTCTTTCGGGCAAAAATAGAAGCAATCCGGGAACATTCGAGAATATTCCCGAACAATCGGGAACAATCGAGAATCCTCCTGCTGGAAAGGAGAGTAAAGGAGAGGATTGGAAAGGAGAGGAGGGTTATACGCGCGTAGGCACGCGCAACCCTGACCCCGAACCGGAGAAACCCAAGAATGAGAATTTTGAAAAGTTCAAGCAATGGATTGCTGCGAATGCTCCTAGTGTGGCTAAACTGAAAGAGCCGTTTACGGAAGAACAATTCGAACGGATAAAGCGAGATTTCCCGCTTCAGTTAATCCAGGACACTCTTGTCTCGATGCACAATTATCGAGAGCTGCTCAAAAAATACGTTAGTGCGAACCTCACGTTCCGTAAATGGGCGAAGCGTGACTTAGAAAAAATGCAGTATGAATCAGGAACAAGCAATACAACTCATATCGGAAATAGATCAAACAACCGGCGTACTTCCTCCGGAACTGATGCCGAAAACAAGAGAATCGAGCGTGAGCGTTTGGGGCGTCTTGCCGATGCCATATTACAACAGTCTGCGGCCCAAAACAGTAAATGATGTGTTTGATAGCCCAAGCTGCTCTATAGCGGTTATGAACAAAGAATTTGGAGAGACGCATCTTCGTGGATTTATGGTAAAAGTCTTGAATGATTTGGTAGATTTTTTCAATGTAGGGAAATCGATCGGAGCAGTACAAGTCGCACAAACAGTTGATCTGATTATTGATGAATACTATTTCTTTAAGCCTGATGATTTCAAGCTATGTTTTAATCGGGCGAAAAAGGGATTGTATGGGAAGGTTTATGATCGGATAGACGGGGCTGTTATTTTAGAATGGCTTGGCCGGTATGAGAAAGAAAGAGGTTCTATGGCCATGGATGATAGTATCAATAATTCCAAAAGCTGGGATATACCGGAAGGCGATAGGACTTCTAAAACATTGGAACAAGCGTACCATGAGTTTAGGAAGTATGATTTTGAACGGAAATATAAGGTGTAAATATTTAAAAACAAGGAACTATAATGCAAGAAAATAAAATACAGACCGGTAATACCGAACAAGTTTTACTATCAAAAAAGAACTGTCACCGTGCATTTAAGGTGGTGAGTATAGCAAACCCGGAACAGGGTGAATGGCTTTTTAACTGGAGAGGTAAAAAGTTGAGTGATAATTTAATGCGTTGCGACTATGCGCATACTGCAGTCCGTATTTCCAACAACGAGGAAATTGTTATTTATGACAAAGACTTAGGCTCCTGGGTTGTTACAGAGTGGAAATACGATGTCAACCTTGAAGAACTTTGGAAATGCGCTTGTGACGCTTTCAGTTCTACAAGTTTCAGCCCGGAAGAACGAGCTGCTCTGTATATTCGTGATTACGAAAAGGAATTGAATGCCGATCTTGAAAATATGCCGGAAAACGAGAAGGAGCACTATATTACGAAATACAAAGAATGGGTTCGTACTTTATTTTACAAACATTCTCGCATCATGAGTGCCATGATAACGGGGCCAGCACGTTTCCCTTCAAGACGAAATGAGAAGATGAATAATTATTATGACAATGCTGTAAATGAATTTAGAGCATGGAGAGAAAAAGCACTCAAGGCGATATCTCGTAAGATAGAAGATGCAAAACCGAAAGAACAAAAAGCAGAGGAAGAATGGACGAGGCTTAAACGCTCAATATATTCCTCTGCTTCTACAATTAAGGGTATCAATGACGGTACAGAAAGAGGATATAATAAAGCCTTGTTTGTTTCCAGTATTTACAGTAAAGTTGAAACATACGCAAAGCGCGGTGATGTGATAATTGTAGAAAAGGCAATTGCCTATGTTAGAGAGCTAAATAAACAATCCTCTATCATTACTGAACGTCATAAATTCTTTAAACTTGCTGAAATGGCGAAAGCTGTATGCGAAGCTCAGGAAGTAAGGTCAAATAAAGAAGATACCGAAATACTTTTCGAGGGTGGCCGGATAATCAAAAACTATTCCGAGGACAGGGTGCAGATAGTTTTCGACACAAAGCCGCAACCAGACGTTATTTCAAATCTCAAACATAACGGTTTCCGCTGGTCACCCCGTTTTTCAGCATGGCAACGCCAATTGACGAATAATGCTTATTATGCTGTTTCTCGTGTAGTTCCTATTACTGTTGAACAATTGATGAAAGGAGAAAACAAATGAACATTGGTTTATTGGTAGTTGACAGAGAGAATGCCAAATTAGAGGCATATCATAAGCAATGCCCTTGTTGGAACACAGTCACAACGATAGTTGCTATGATGATAATTGCTCTTGTGATAGAGATTGTGAGTATATGAAAAGTATCAATTTAAAAATAAATGAGTGAACAGTTTGCAAAAATCAGTACGAATGCGTTGTTAGGATTGCCAACATCCGCCACATAAGAACCATCTAATCCCGTAAATATCGTGATGCGTTGGTAGTACGTGTACAGATAGCAAACAGGCGTTGGGATAAAGCATTTGGCAAACATTCACTCTAAAAAATACTGAGGTATGAAAAAGTTTAGATATAAAGTTATAAAACGAACATTGGATGAGTTAATGTCAGATTATCAGATGGACAATTACGGCCTATCAGGATGGGAACTTTCTGCATTTTCGATAGGAGTTAGGCATGCCGTGTATATCTTTAAAAAAGAGGTTGCAGAATAATTCAAATCACGAAAGAAGTGAGTTAAGAAAGCCCTTGGTAATCCAGAGGGCTTTCTTTCTGTCCTTTATATCTTATATGAAACTAAGATATGAAAACGCAAAAATGTATAGTCTGTGGCCGGGAAACGGTTTCTGTGATCAATACAGAAGAAGGACCAGTTTGCTATAATTGCTACTCTGATAAAAAGAACCCTCCAAAACAGAAGCAACATCATGACAACGAAGAAGCTCGGATTCAGTCGGAGTTTTTCAATAAGGTTCCTTTATTCTTCCCGAACCTACCGGATCGGCTCCTTTTTGCAGTCCCGAACGGTGGTAGCCGGCATAAAATAGAAGCGGCTAATATGAAGCGCCAAGGCGTTAAACGAGGTGTAGCTGATGTGATCCTTCAGATACCGAAAAAGGGATATGCTTCCCTTTGTATAGAGTTCAAGACATCTACGGGTAAACAGTCTGCAGAGCAAAAGGAATACCAACGCCAAGTTGAAATGGCAGGTAGTAAGTATGTGATTGTTCGGAGCGTGGAACAGGCTATCCGGGAACTGCAACTGTATTTGTGTTAATTGATTACCCCTGTTATATTTTAGAATAAAAGTTATGACAGAATTGAAGTATGACCCTCGGAATTATCGCATCCACACAGATAAGAATAAACGGCTTATTAAAAAGAGCCTGGAGGACTGTGGAACGGGTCGTTCTATTCTTTTGGATAGGAACGATGTTATTATTGCCGGAAATGGCGTTTATGAGCAGGCTTTGGAACTTGGGTTAAAGGTTCGGGTTGTAGAGTCTGACGGGAATGAACTGATAGCGATCAGGAGAACGGATTTGTCTACAGAAGATGAAAAAAGAAAGCTTTTGGCTTTGGCTGATAACCATACATCGGACACTTCTATGTTCGATTTTGCAGCCGTAGTTGAAGATTTCAGTATTGACGAACTTGGTGATTGGGAGTTGGAGCTTCCATTTGATGATATGCCGACGGATGTGGATCGTTTTTTTGAGGGAGCAGATAAAGTAGAGAATAAGAGAAAGACGATGGTTTGCCCTCATTGCGGAAAGGAAATAGAGCTATGATCTTATATCTTGCCGGTTATAAACCTTGTGCCAAACGATGGAACCTTGACACGAAAGATATCTATCTCTTAAGTTCTTTTTGGGAGCATAAATCGGGACATTATGGTGGTTATGTCTGTCAAGAGAAACATATTCTTGATAGCGGTGCGTTTTCAGCCTTTTCCGGAAAGAATAACAGTTTTGATTGGGATGGCTATGTCAAGAAATATGCTGACTTTGTTCTGAAAAATAACATTCAACGCTTCTTTGAGCTGGATATAGATGTTGTTGTAGGGCTGGAGAAGGTCGAGTATTACCGTAAATATTTGGAAGATCGTACAGGGCGGCGGCCTATTCCTGTTTGGCATGCAAGCCGGGGGAAGGATTATTTTATTCGGATGTGTGAAGATTATCCCTATGTTGCGATCGGTACGACCTCTGCGATGGAAGAGGGTAGGCGGATAAGAGGTAATCCCATGATATTAAAATGGTTTATCGATCAAGCTCACTCTGTCGGTACCCGTATTCATGGGCTTGGATTTACAGATACGATATTTCTTCCTTTTTTGAAGTTTGATAGCGTTGATAGTACGACTTGGTTGTCCGGTTCCAGATTTGGGCAGATTTATTTCTTCAATGGCAAGCAAATGATATATCGTAATCCTCCCCAAGGGATGAGGGCTAAGAATCATGATTTATCGAATAGACACAATTTTAATGAGTGGATAAAATTTCAAAGGTATGCGGAACGATACTTATAACAAGAAAGTCCTTCTGTATTCAGGAGGTATGGATAGTTGGTTGATAGACAAACTCTGGAAACCGGATATAAGGCTTTATGTCGATATGAATACCCGTTATTCAAAAGAGGAAATGAAGCGTCTTCCGGATGATACCATCATTGAGAGATTGGATTTATCAAAGTGGGAACGTGAAGATAAGATTATCCCTCTAAGGAATATGTATTTGATCGGTATTGCGACGAACTATGGCGATGAAATCTGTTTGGGAGCGACAGCCGGTGACCGTGTTCTTGATAAATCGCCTGTATTTGCCGAGTTGTATGAGGACTTACTCGGCTATCTCTACCAAAAACAACATTGGACCGAGAAACGAACGATCAAGATAAACTTGGACTATAAAGCATATACCAAGACTGAGTTGTTGAAGCAATATATAGCTCAAGGAGGTAATATTAGTGAAGCGTTTAGTTCATCGTTCAGTTGTTATGCTCCTGTTGATGGGCACGAATGTTGGAACTGTAAACCGTGTTTCCGTAAATTTATTGCTTTTGCGTTGAACGGATATCCGTTTTCCATGGATGTAATCGGCAGGAATATATCTTATATGAAACATGAAATACTTCCTTTGATCGAATCTGGCGAGTATGGCCGGAAACGGGAGGAGGAAGAGATAAGACAGGTATTAACTCTTTATCGATAAAAATCGTATGTATACAGTAAGGAAGCGTCTAGAGATATCGGCGTCTCATCGTCTGAGTCTCTCTTATGCGAGTAAGTGTGAGAACTTGCATGGGCATAACTGGATCGTAATCGTTTGGTGCAGGTCTAAACAGTTGAATCCAGATGGTATGGTTGTCGACTTTGCCCATGTCAAGCGAATGATCCAGGAGAAACTAGATCATAAGAACTTGAATGAGGTATTATCGTTTAATCCGACAGCGGAAAATATAGCGAAGTGGATCTGTGACCAGATACCTCAATGTTTTAAGGTGATGGTTCAGGAATCAGAGAATAATATAGCGTGGTATGAAGAAGATAAATGAGATTTTTTACAGCATTCAAGGTGAAGGCTACTTTACTGGTACGCCAGTTGTTTTTGTTCGCTTCTCTGGATGTAACTTGAGGTGCCCGTTCTGTGATACGGAACACAAAGAAGGCAAGATGTTAAGTGATGATGAGATTATTGCGGAAATAAGGCGTTATCCGGCTTTGCATGTCGTATTGACAGGCGGAGAGCCTTGTATGCAGGTTACATATGATTTGGTTGATAAGATCAAGGCCACTGGCCGATTTGTTCAGATTGAGACAAATGGAACTTTGGTTCCACCTGTAAATATAGACTGGATTACGTGTTCCCCAAAAGAGGGCGGTAAAACAGTCGTGATCAACCCTAATGAACTGAAGGTAGTCTATACCGGACAGGATATGTCGCAATATGATAAATATTCAGCGGGAGTATATTATTTGCAGCCTTGTTCCGGCCGGAATACGAAGGAAGTTATTAACTATATTAAAGAGCATCCGAAATGGAAGTTAAGCTTACAAACACACAAGATATTGAATGTGCGATAAGAACGATCCTTTCTTTTATAGGCGAGGATCCTTGCAGGGAGGGATTGAGGGGAACGCCGGATCGTATCATAAGAATGTGGGGAGAGATCTTTCGTGGATATGATCTGTCCCAAGTGCCTAAAATAACGGTCTTCCCAAATGGCGTGGATGGCCTTTCTTGTGATAGTGTTATCGCAGATTCAGGTGGATTTTATTCAATGTGTGAACATCATATGATGCCTTTCTTTGGGAAGTATTGGTTTGCTTATATCCCCAATCCGAAAGGTAAGATACTAGGCATATCGAAAGTTGGTCGTGTCGTTGATTATTGTGCGGCACGGTTACAGGTACAAGAGCGATTGGCAAAGGATATTATTGTGATGATCCAAGAAGCGTTAGGTTCGGAATATCCACCTTTGGCGATGGGTATCGTATTGGAAGGGGAACACTTGTGTAAGTCGATGCGTGGTGTAAAGAAAGAAGGTAAAATGCGTTCTTCTTTCTATTTTGATAATGGAAGTTTACCTGAATTGAGGGCAGAATTGTCCCGATTCGTTGGTTTTGGTTAATTATGACAGAGAAGAATGAAGTAAAAAAGAAAAGTAGGGGGCGTAAATCTGAATATAGAGAAGAATATGCAGAGCAGGCTCTAAAGCTTTGTTTGTTAGGTGCAACAGATAAAGAAATAGCCGAGTTCTTCTCTGTCTCAGAACAAACGCTTAATAGTTGGAAGAAGAAGTTCCCTCAATTTCTTGAGTCCTTAAAAAAGGGAAAGGCTGTCGCTGATGCTAATGTCGCTTCGAGACTTTACAGTCGTGCGATTGGCTACGATGCCAAGGCTACGAAGTTCGCTACCAATGAGGGCCGGATTACGGATAAAGTAGAGTATATCGAGCATTATCCTCCGGATACGACTGCCGCTATTTTTTGGTTGAAGAACCGGCAGCCGGCTAAGTGGCGTGATAAGAAAGAGGTCGAGAACCTTGTTAAGCTGGGTGATGAATTGGAATCGATGTCGGATGAAGAATTAGAAGCAATTATCCGTGGCGAAAAGGAGTAAAAGAGACATATTAATCAGGCAAGCAAAGGCAGCTACTATATTGCGCAAGCGGGAGGCTCGGAATGATTTCTGGGCCTACTGTTTATATCATGACCCCAAGTTCTTCGCTAAGCGTCTGTTCTTGAAGAAGGTGGCTGATGCTTTCACTCGTGTATATGAATCGTATGTGTCGGGTGTTATTCGCCGGTTGGCTGTTTCTATGCCTCCACGTGCGGGAAAATCTTACATCTCGTCTTTGTTCATATCGTGGATGCTCGGCCATTTTCCGGAAGAATCGGTCATGCGTAACTGCTGTTCCGATACGCTGTATAACAAGTTGTCGTATGACACGCGCGATATTGTCCGCTCTTCCCGGTTCAAAGAGATATTCCCGGATGTGCAATTGCGAGGGGATAAGCAGAACGTTCATGGTTGGAGTTTGGACACTGCCCGGCAGGTAAGTTACTTCGGGGCTGGTGTAGGCGGTACGGTAATCGGTTTCGGTGCGTCTATGTTGGCCATGACCGACGACTTGTATAAGAGTTTGGAGGATGCACTATCTGACACCAATAACGAAAAGGTCTGGTCGTGGAAGCAGGGAACGCATGATTCCCGTATCGAAGGGAATTGTTGCTCAATCGACATCGGTACCCGCTGGTCGGCTACGGACGTGCTCGGTCGTATGGAGGAGATGGGAAAGTATGACGAGATCATTCGTATCGCCGCCTTGGATGAGAACGACCGTTCTTTTTGTGAGGAGGTACATACGACAGAGTATTATCACGAATTGCGTGAGGAAACGGACGATTCCATTTGGTGTGCCGAGTATATGCAAGATCCAATCGAGGCAATCGGGTTGTTGTTCCCGAAATCGGAGCTTAACCGATTTAAATTGGCTGATATTGAGGGCAAGCAACCGGACGGTGTTATCGGAGCTACCGATGTGGCTGACGAGGGAGACGATGATTTCTGTGCTCCGATTGCCAAGGTATTCGGTACGAAGTATTTCATTACCGATGTTTTGTTTACGAAGGATAATGTAGAGATTACCGAACCGAAGCTGGTTTCCTTGATCCTTGATACCCGTTGCGACAATATGCGTATCGAGAGTAACAATGGTGGTCGCATATTCGCTCTCAATGTTCGTAAGGCCGTGAAGTCAAAGAACGAGAAATGTATCATTCAGGCGAAACCGACAACAGCCAATAAGGATACACGTATCTTGTTGAAGTCTGGTTGGATTAAGAAGCATTGTTATTTCTTGGAAGAAAGCGAGTATAAGAAAGGTTCGGATTACGACCGGTTTATGAAAGCTTTGACCAGCTATAAGAAAGAGGGTGGTAACAAGCATGATGATGCGCCGGATGGTATGACAATACTTGCCGAGAATGTAGAGTTTATTGGGTTGTGCAAGGCTAACTCTGTACGTCGGGTAGCAAGAGGACGATAATTGGCAAAATGAAAGTGTTTTTCTGATATTTGTGACACGTGTTAGATAAAATCCCGATATTTTTCTGCCACATACTTGCGTTTTGATATGTGTTCTTGGTTTTTACATTTCAAAGTGAACTTGTCTATACTGGTCGTATTGACAGCGAAAAACTATTTGCTTTTATATTTTAGCATAAAACAATTATGCCAAGTATAAGCGAAATTCTTGCGAATGAAGATTTTAGGCAGGTAGTCAGTACGTTATGTGTCGATACGATTGAATACCGGGAACCAAGAGAATATTACAGAGAATACCACGGTGAGCGCCGGCGACGTAAAACCTCTGTCGGCTGGCGTGAACCGAAACGACTGGCGGTTTATTCGGAGACATTGAAGGATAAGAATGGGGAACCGTTACGGTTGGAAGACAAGATTGTCGATGTGGCACGTATCGTTACCAACTTCCCGAAAAAGGAGGTGCGTACCTCTGTCGCCTTCTTGTTTGGCGGGCAAATGACGATTACGGGAACGGATCAGAACGATGGTTTTCTGGAGTTCAAGCGTGTATGGGAACGTCGGCTGAAGATGCAATCCGTACTGAAGTCATTTGCTCGCAAGGTACTTTCTGAAAGTAAGGCTGCTCTTGTATTCTATCCGTATACTTCCAAAGGATTAGACGGCAAATTGATTACGGAGTTGAAGGTTAAGACGCTTTCTGTTCCTCGTAATGCAAATACCTTTTCTGAGTTTTATCCTCATTTTGATGATAACGATGATTTGGATGCTTTTATTCATCGTTACCAGATAAATTCAAACGGTATGCTCCGGAATTGTTGTACTATCTGGACAGCCGATAAGATTATAACAGCTATCGATGAGATGGGCGGCTGGGTAATAAAAGAGGTTCCCAATCTATTCGGAAAGATTCCGGTTGTGTATGCCGATATCTTTCAACCGGAATGGGACGAGGTTGCCGGTATCATGGATGCGCGGGAAATGCGTTTATCCCGTATGGCCGACACTAACGACTACTTTGCGGAACCAATCTTGAAAACGTATGGCGATTCCGATTTACCTTCTAAGGAAACAACCGGGAAAGACCTTAATTTCCCCATTAAGGTCGATGAAGTATCCGGCAAGGAATATCATGGCGATGCAGATTATTTGACATGGACTGGCTCCCAGCCATCTGTAGATAAAGAATTGGAAGAAACGAAAAACGAACAATTTGCTGGTACATCTACGCCGGATCTTTCTTTTGATAACTTGAAAGGCATTGGCAACCTGTCCGGTGTCGCTCGTAAATTCATGCTGATGGATGCAACTATCAAGGCGAGTGAGAACATGGAAACGTTCGGTCCGGTGGTTCAGCGTTGCGTGTCGGTCGTGTTGGCTGGGATATGCAATATTACCAACATCAAGTACCGTCCTCAATTGGTGAACAACCTGATCGATGTGGAATTTGGTTCCATTTTGCCGGAAGATTTGGCTGAAACCTTGCAAACACTCTCTGTTGCCAATGGAGGCAAACCGATTAACGCTCAGCGCACGGTTACGGCTCATTCTCCGCTAACAGAAGACTTGGACGAAGAAATGAAGCTGATGGAGGAAGAGGAAGATACAGCAGCGCAACGCAATAATATGATCGGCTTAACAATGGGATATGGAGAATGAAAGAACTATCATTTCATGAGCGACAATTCCTGCAATGTCTGTTCCGGCAACAAGGTAGCATAAAGTATTCGTTTGACGAGTTTGTCCGTAGGATAGGACCTCTTCTGGCTAAATGGTCGGATTATGGAGGTGACCGTGTATGGATAGGCAACGCTACCATAGAGAAGCAAATCGAACGTCTGTTGGATGACCTGCATACGCAGCTCGTAAGCAATATATCCAATACGGTTACCGATGTCTGGAATTTAGGCAATAGGAAAGCGGATGAACTGGTAACAGGTTATATCAAGGATATGGCCATATCCAGTACGTTGAAGGATAAGATGTTTTCCAGAAGTGCAGATGCGCTGAATACCCTGTTGAAACGTAAGGATGAATTTGGTAAAACCATATCCTCCCGTGTCTGGGATATAACGGACGGAGCTATGGATAATCTGGAACATTATCTTTCTTCGGGTTTGTCCTCTGGTCGTCCGGCAGCGTTGATCAGCCAAGATATACGGCAATTACTAAACGAACCCAACCGTCGTTTCCGCCGTGTAAGGGACGCGAATGGCAAATTGGTCCCATCCCAGCCGATGAAAGATTATCATCCGGGGCAGGGTGTTTATCGCTCGTCTTATAAAAATGCTCTTCGCTTGGCTGCGACGGAAACAAATAAAGCGTTTCGTACTGCCGACTACGAGCGTTGGCAGAATATGGACTTCGTGACCGGTATAGAGGTGGAACGTTCACCATCGAATCATGGCCTGTGTCCTGTGTGTGATGCAAAGGCGGGGCAATATTCGAAAGATTTCAAGTTTACAGGATGGCATCCGTTTTGTATTTGCATATCTACGCCGATTATGATGGATCATGAGGAGTTCGCGGAATGGTTGCTTAGTGATAGAAAAGTAGAAAAAGATAGTATTTCAATTCAATATTCAAAAGATAGGGCAAAAGAACTACAAAATTGGGCTAAACAGTCTTTGTTAAATAGCTCATTCTCTCATAAAGATTTTCCGATACAAGTTAAAATGACAGGAAAGTCTATTAAAGAGTTCTTGAATCAGCCTCATAAGTTCAAGAAAGAGAAAAACGAATTGATTAAAAATATAGGAGCGGTATTCGCCGGTTCGGATTACAAGGGGTATACCGAATACCACAAGGATAATCCTATGATCAAATATTCTCATGTCTTTGAAATTGACTTGAAAGGTGAGAAAAGTTGGATTATTGTAAGAGAAGATATAACAGGAAAAGCGATCCTTTATAGTATATCGGATAGTGATAAGGTTTTGACTGGTATAAAAAAGAAGTAGCCCGATAGACCATCACACGTGGAACTACAATCCACGGCTGAATCTATCAGACTACTCTTTTTGCAAAAATATAAATAATCTCCTAATTGTCTAACGATTTAGGAATTTTAATCGTCAAAGTCAAGAATAAGCTGTTTCCCGTTAGCCTTCCATTGCTCAAATGAGTAGTCCACGGTCATATTCATTTGTTTTGTGGCTTTGGCTAGCTTATTTTTGGCTTCATGGAATTCTTTCTTCAAGATCTGAATACGTGCCCAATCCTCAGCCTGTCGTTTCTGTTTCTGGTTGACGAAGCTGGCGTAAGAGGAGAAATGATCATATAATACATCGTAGCACTGCATTTTGTACTTAATGACTGAGGGTCTTGCTTCTTCATCAACACGGTTTGTGTCGATTGAAAATAACCAACCAAAGACATATCGAAGGGGAATACAATACATCTCACGTTCTTTCCCGTCTGCTGCAACCGAGGTCATGATGACCCCGGTTGAATTTAATATTTCATCACGATCAATTCTATTACGTTGAGCTTTGGCATCTATGCCAAGAGCATCTCAAATAGGTTTGATAGGAACTAGTTGTCTTGGATCATTACTTGCCATGATAGCCACATTGTTTACTTTTGCAATTTCTTTTGCGTTAAATGATGAATTTTTCATATTTCCGAAAAAAGGCGAGGGCAAAGGGGATTCTGTAGTAAAGTGGCAGTTTACAGAATACACCCGATGCCCTCTAAATTGTTTACTCAATTGCCACGTAATATCTCTATTATACTTTCGCTTTTTGTGCCTGTAGTTTCGAATTTAACTTCTCAGCCTCCTTTTGCATGTTCTCGGAAGCGTGCTTGATGTAGTATAGCATTCCTTCGGTTCTTCCTATCTCTCGACCGAAATTGAAAGCGGCTTGCAGTTCTGGAGTGGAGTACTTGCCCATTTCGGAGGGTTGGGCCGTCCTTTTGCCGTTACTATTGTTGGCGGCATTGGATTTGTTGGAATTGATAGACATAATAAATATAATTAAAAAGGTATTTGTGCCTTTCCTGCTGTCTATCACATTCCAACGGATGCTGTGGTTCTATTACGGTTCCACACAGGGGTACACAAATACCTAATATTATTATACAATTAATGTACGGGCATAAAATATGCTCGGCTTTGTTTATGCGAGCGAATTTTACCCGCATCCGTTAGTTAAATATGATAGACACCGCAAAGATGAGCACTAATTCTGAATTGTGCAAGGAAAAATTTCCCCTCCCTTATATTTTAAACAGAAAACTCTTATGACAATTTTAGATTTAATCAAGGCGGCATGTAAGACGAAAGGCGTGCCGGAGAAGTATGCGGAACGTATTCAGAAAACGTTCAAGATTGAGAAAGCCGAGGGGATGGAGGCTTTCGTGGACCTGTTCAAGGATAATATTCTTCCGGCAATCCAAGAAGCGGAGAATGAAGCTAAGACTACGGCTGAAACGGCCGCTGTCGCCGCTTATGAAGCCAAGCATGGGTTGAAGGATGGTAAACCGGTAGAAGATCCGGATAAGAACAAGAAAACGGAAGAAGAGCTGTTGAAGGATCTTAGCCCGGAACTGAAAGCTTATCTGGAAAGTATGAGGAAGAGCGTCGATGATATGGCTAAGAAGGTGGGCGATTCCATTACCAACTCGGCAAACGAGGCTAAGAAAGAAACAGTCCGTAAGCAGTTGAAGGATGCCGGTCTTCCGGATAGCTGGCTGGGACGTGTGGACTTGGCTTCGGAAACCTCTATCGAGGATCAAATCAAGGCGCTTTCCGAAGAGTTTACCGGAATCCAGCAAAAGGCGATCGATGATGCCGTGGCCCGTGGTGATTACGCTCCCGGTTCCGTGAATCTTCCGGAGCGTTCCGAGGCGGATTGGGCGAAGCTGATGGATCAGGATGCCGACAAGAGTGCGAATAATCCCGGTGTGGTGAACCTGGGTATTGAATAATCCAAGAAAAGTGTAACGTTATGTACAGAAAAAGAGAAAGAGAATTCCAGTATCCTCCCGGAATTGAAAAGATTATTGAGGATGTGATCGGCGGTGGGACGATTGACCGCCGGGATTTGCGGAACGCTTTGTTCAATGGCAAGTCGTTGGACGAGCTTCCTCCGATCGTGATCGTGGTGAAAGATCCGGAAACGGGATTGTATCATGTGTTGAAAACAGCGTTGGTTTCAGAAGCGGCCGCTGCCGATGCGACAGCGTATAAGGTAGCCAAGAACCATCTGTTTGGTGTGGGTGACTTCGTGACGATTGGTGGAGCTTTGACAGGCGCGTCCGATAAGATCACGGCTATTGATAAGAGTAATGCGGAGTTTGATACGATCACGTTGGAAGCGACTATCGGTGCTGCCGCAAAAGGTCAGGTATTGGTTCAGGCTAAAGACAAACAGGCTGCGAAAGCCGCCAAGTTGCCTTATGATGGCGAATTGGTTGTCACGATGAATAAAGTCGACTTGACTGTAGCCAACCAGCAGTCCGGGTTACTGGTAAGAGGTACGGTAAACGAAACCTGTATGCCGTTCCCGGTAGATAAGGACTTGAAGGCATTAATGTCGTTTATCCGTTTTGTATAATCCATTAAAATCAGATATATGGAAAGAAGTTTAATTAAGCAAGTGAATAAAAAGAACATGGCGGCCCGTTTGAATACCCGTCATGTGAAACCGGTTGTCTTCCCGAACTTCTTCGGGGTGAAAAGAAAGACCTCGTTGAAGTGGGAGACTCTGACCGGTGAGAAAGGCGCTCCGGTAATGGCAGACGTGATCTCTTTCGACGCTTCCGCACCGCAGAAGACCCGTGAGGTGATCAGCAAGCTGTCCGGCGATATCCCGAAGACAGCCGTCAAACGTGGCATGAACGAGAGCGATTACAACGAGTATAAGCAATTGGAACGTGACGCGCAAGGTGACGCGGACCAGTTGGCATTGTTGAATCTGGGTTTCAAGGATCAGGATTTCGTGTATAACTCCGTTCGTGCCCGTTTCGAATGGTGGTGTATGCAGCTCATGAGCCGTGCGGGTTTCCATTTGTCGGCAAAGAACAATGGCGGTGTCGTTACGGCTGAGTTTGTCGGTTGCGGTATGCCGAAGAAGAACCAGCGTAAATCTACTACGGACTGGAGTAACGCTACAACGGCCAATGGATTGCAGGATATTGAGGATACGGTTGTGGCCGCTTCTGCCGAAGGGGTGACGATCCGTTACGTTGTAATGCACGTGGCTGATTTCTCTTTGCTAAAGAAACAGAAATCCACGTTCGACACGTTAAAGGCATGGGTTAATTCGTCCTCCAAGATATTGGTGACAAAGAATCTCATCAACGAGTATCTGGCCGAGCAGGAGATCCCGGTGAAGATCATTACCGTGAACCCGGCTGTCCGTATCGAGGATAGTGTCCATCGTCGTAAGACGATCAATCCTTGGGAGCGTAAGCGTGTATGCTTCTTGGAGGATTTGAAGGTGGGTGACATTCAGCATGGGCCGATCGCCGCCGAGTCTTCCGCTACCTTGCAGAAAATCGCTCTCATGGTTAAGCAGGATTGGATCTTGGTAACCAAATGGTCTGAGCTGGAACCGTTCAAGGAATGGACGAAAGCGGAAGCGAACGCTATTCCTGTCGTGAATGATCCGGATGCCATGTTCATCATGAAAGTGGATGGGAAGGATTGGAACGCTTCCGAGGATACTGAGGGTACGGATGATATCCCGGCGACATTCTTGGGTGAAACCGTCGAACCGGAGGATCAAACGATTCAGGATACTGAAAACGGAGAATAACAATCATGGTTAAGACGATTCGAGATACGATACTCGCTTATCCCGGTCTGGCTGATTGTGAGGAATTCTTGGATAGCGTCGTTTTACCGGGACGCGGTTTTGAAGGTACAGAAGAAAGTAAGACGATCGATATCCAAAAACAAAAGCTGGTGGCCGCCGACCTTTATTCCATGGTTGGCGGTCTGCCGGACTTCACGGAAAACAAGCTCTCCATCACGTATCCCCGTGCATGGTATGACGCTACGGCGAAACGACTATACCGGGAGGGAGGAGAACCGGAGAAAGCGGAATTGATAGGCAATAAAATCGAGGTACCCAAAGGAAGGGCGAGAAACAGATGGTAAAGCGATATTCACATACAGCGATAGTGACGATTCAATCCTGCCAATTAGTCAAAGGGGAATTGGTTGCCGGTAAACCGACGGAAATAGAGGTCACAGGGCAATACTACCCGTCCAATAGTGGACAGCAGTTGAAGCGGAATGCTGATGGGAAGGAATTTATCGTACACGGTGAGTTCTCGACCAAAGCCCGTCCTGTGGAAAACGCAAAGCATATCCGGATTGACAGTATCGCTCTCGATGTGGATATCATTAGCTGGGAACCGTTTCAGACTCACTCTGTAATCTATGTGTAGTTTATGGCAAGGAAAGGTGGTTTGACTCCAATGTGGAGTGATAGGGAAGTAGGGCGTTGGTTCGATTACTATGTGGATCGGGCGGAAGAGCGGATATACAAGTTATTGCAACGTGCCGGGGAAGAGTTCGTGAAGATCGCTCGAAAAAAAGGGAACTATCAGGATCATACCGGTAATCTTCGTAGTTCAATCGGCTATGTGATCGTTAAGGATGGCGATATATTGACCGAGAACTACGAGTTGTCAGATGAGAAAGGTACCGATAAACATACGGGATTGAGAGAGGCTAAAAGGCTCGTATCAGAATTATTACCCCTTTATAAGAATGGCTGGGTATTGATAGGTGTAGCCGCTATGCCTTATGCCAAGTATGTGGAAGCAATCGAAAATCTGGATGTTATCTCCGTTGCCACGGAACATGCCGAGGATTGGATCAAGAAACAGAGTCGAACGTTATTTGATAAACTCGCTGAGAAAGGATATTGAACATGGCAGATCAGTTTGATATAGTGGATATTGTATATAATGTGGTTGAGCCGGCGAGTACGGGCTTTATCCTGTATAAGGATCAATCCGGCGATGGCGAGAAAAGAAATCATATCACGATCCGCTCTCTGGCCTTGAATGGGAAAGATTATGTCAACAAGGGATCGATAAATATCAATATCTTCGTCAAGAGACCCTCAAAAGGCGTATCGGATCGACAGTTGATGATAGAGACCGTACGAGGCGTGAGGTTCGTGTTGCGGGATATCAAGCCGCCGTTGGGGATGTATTGGAAATCTCGGATCGTCTGGTCTGAGCCTATGGGCGAGGCCAAGGATGGCTTCGATTGTACGAATATTAGATTAGAGGTTATAACAGAATTAGATTAGTGATATGGAAAGAAGTTTAGCGCTGGATGTGGCGTATTTAGGAGTTGCGGAACCCGGGGATGGCGTGGCCGGTACCGAGTTCACCCAATGCGTTGACGTGGATACGGTGACGTTCAATTTCTCGGACGCCAAGGAGCTTAGTTTTACGTCCATGGGACATGAGGATCCTTGGGCGGTGGTGAGTCGGAAAGGAGATCCTTCCAGTATAGAGTTCACTATCCCTTCTCCCACGAGCGACGAGATGAAAATGTTTTGCGGGGGAACCGTTTCCGGTGATAAATGGGAGGCTCCCTTGTCTACGCCCTCGATATTGAAGACGATCAGGCTACAGAGCCTACCGTACCAAGGTAAGTTCACGGAATATGTCTTTGTCAAGTGCTCTGTGTTCGGGAAGATCAGCCAAGCCCCGGATAAGGAGAATTGCGATCTCTTATTGGTAAAGGCCACGATCATGACACCGGTATCTGCGGCTGGCAAACAAGCGTCCCCGTATAGCAGGGCGGTGAAGGCCGTATCGGAAGACACGGAATGATGTTTTTTGTTTAGGTTGTCTAGAGCCTCGGTTTTTGCCGGGGCTCTTATATTTTAGAGGAAAATCATGAGCGTAAAGCGAGCACTACAGATTGAGAGCGACGTGGTGACAAGTCGGTCAGTCGTGATTCCTTTCGAGTTCAAGCCGGAGACGATCCCGGCGGGTAAGAACGTTGGTGATAGTATCGTTATCACCCCGATCACGGTAAGGACCGGGTTTAGGATACGGCCGTTACTCTTACGGATTGACAAGGCGGACAAGGATGCTATCGTGGCTCATAAGGATGTTACGTTTGATAGTGTACTGTCGGAGTTGATGGCGAAATATGACGAGTTGATCTTTGAGATCGTATGTTTGGGTATCCATAACAAGAAAGGGGACATGCCCGCTTGGTTCCGGGAGGTACTGAAGGATAATTGTACATGGGAAGACCTGTATATCCTTTTGAACGCTATTCTCTTTCGTCTGGGTTGTAACCCTTTTTCTCGTACTATCATAGCTTTGGAAGCTGTGAGCCCGTTGAGCGAAGAGGAGATAATAGCCCTTCAAGAAAACAACGAGACTTGGGTAGGTCGGAGCCGGTGACGCAAAGTAGCTTCATGTTCCTTGTACTATGTAACGAGGCGTTCGGGTATACGCATGAGCGGACATTGGACAGCGATCTGGCGCTTGTCATGTCCATGCTACGGGAACATGGTTACTTGGTGAACGACCGGAACAAATCACTGCTCGTGGACGATGATGAATCCGGGGATAATCATGGCGAGTGGGTCGAGGTAATCGATTTCGATACGGGAAAAAAGAAAAGGGTTCGAAGAATGAGCCCGGTATGATATATATTACTTTGCGTAGAGAACGTTTGTCATAGTGATTTTGGTTGTAAAAAAACCGACGAACCGTGAGGCTGGTCGGTTTTTGTTCTCTGTAAATGTGTCAAGATCTTCAGAGTGTCTGCTCGATAACCAGAGCGGTGTCTTCTAGTGAAAAGTAATTGGGTAACGCTCCGGATGGATTATGCTGTCAATCTCAAGATCCACATCAATTGCGTCCCAACGCAACGAATCCTCGTCCGGCATGGTCACGTCCAATACATCCGATACTTTTGCATTTCTGAACCAAGGGTATCTGTCATACGATAAATAATATTCCTTCCCTCCTACGAAAAGGAGGATACCGTGTGCATTAATCATTGTTACTCCTGCAGGGGGTGTTCCATTCATTTTTTTATTATATCGAGGCCGGACAAGCTGCATGAGAATATTCGTTGATATCTATAAGATGGATATTCAAAACATCTTCAATATCAAAAAGAGTGCTGGTTGTAAAGTTGTGGTCACCTCTTAACCATTTGGATATTTCAGAGGGACGTTTACTCATTTTTTCGGCAAATTCCTTTTGGGATAGACCTTTCCTTTTGATACCTTCTGCTATTTTTACGGCAAGCATCATACGTCTTTCCATGTTCTTGGCTCTTTTCGTGTCTATATTGCCAAGTACTGTATCCAAAATAGATGTATTGTTCATATTTATTCCTCCTTCAATTTTAAATTACCTAAGAAAAAACCGTTATCATCAAGATGTATATCCTTGTTTTTGATGGCTTCTGATATGATTCTGGATATTCGAACCACTGTTTCAGCTTCTTTTTTTAAGGAAGAACTTTCTTGATAAGCTCTAATGTTTTTGGGTTTGTATCCTCCACCTCCAACAACGATAGCAACGTTAGCAAATCGAATACAATAGATTCTTAATTTTTTATCAGGACTATCAAATAGGGCGCAGACACCATCACCGGGTTTCCCTTCGTTTAGCTTGAAAAAATGTTCGGCTGCCCCAGTTTTTGTAGCCATAATTTTCAATTTAGATACGATATCTTCTATTTCGGTTGGGTATTCAGAATAGTTGTTCTGAAGAAATTGTTCAAAAACGCTCTGATCCTCTTGACCGAGAATAACAGAATATATCTGAGCCTTTTTGCCTGACAGTTGCTTTATCTTGATAATCTCGAATTCCACGATAATTTTTCTTTTTACAAAAGAACGAAGAAAAAGCGACAAGACAAAAGAAAATGTCGAAAAAATAACTTATAAGTGAATTTTTAGCGGTTGACAGTCTCACATGAAAGGCTATCCTATATTTTACCATAAACGCATTATGGGAATCAGAAATAGGGATGGAGCCTTATTTATGGCTACTGGTCTTGATAACTCCGGCATGTACGAGGGAACACGGGAAGCGATGGGAATTATCAAGACCTTGGCCGGTGAGATCACGTCTTTTGACGTATTCGGTGGTATCGGTATCAGTGCGGCGACGGCGTTCGCCAAGGCCGCAAAGAGCTCATACGACTTCGAGAAGGAGTTCCGGAAGAACATGCTGGAAGTAGCGACCATTTCCACGCAGGTAACGGATGATATGACCGGTTTCATGAATCAGGTGATGTCCATAACCCAAGAGATACCGATCAAGGCTCCGGAGGCCGCCAAGGCGTTATATAGCATTGTCTCCGCCGGACATGACGGGGCGGATGGTATGAAGATCCTAGAAGTTTCGGCTAAAGCTGCCGTGGGAGGACTTACGGAAACCGAGACGGCAGCCGATGCCATTACAACGATCCTGAATGCTTATAAGATGTCTGCGGAGGAAGCCGGTACGGTCTCGGACCAGCTTTTTACAACCGTCCGGTTGGGTAAGACTACATTTGGCGAATTGGGAGCCTCTATAGCCCAAGTTGCTCCTATTGCGGCCGCGTATGGGATTAGTATCGACCAAGTGTTGGGTGCTGTCGCTTCATTGACCAAGCAAGGAACGCCGACGGCGCAGGCTATGACACAGATCCGTGCCGCTATCCAAGGAACCGCTGGAGAACTTGGAGACGCCGCTTTCCAAGGTCGTACTTTCCAAGAGGCATTACAATTGATTTATGAGAAGGCTGGTGGTTCCGCTTCCAAGATGAAGGAAATGCTTGGCACGGATGAAGGCTTGGCCGCTACACTGGCTTTGACTGGAAAGAATGCAAAGGCGGCAGCAAATGATTTGGGAGAGTTGCAGGGCTCCTTGGGTGCGACAGAGGCTGCGTTTGAGAAGATGGCTGACGCCGCCGATAATCAGCTCACGTTGTTGGCGAATAATGTACAGGCTTATTTGCGCCCAATGGGAGAGAGGATATTGAAAGAGGTGTCAGATATCGCCAAGGCGTTTAATGAGGCTTTTGAGAACAATGATATCGAGGGGACGATATCGAGGGTTGAGGCATTGGTGAAAAATGCGGCGGGAGCGTTTCTTTCTTATAAAACAGCTATTTTGTTGGTTCAAGTGGCGCAACGATCTTATATCAAGACATCAGCTTTGAGCAGATTGGCGACGATTCAGCATACGACCGCAACCGCGCTGCTTACAGGTGCTTTGAAAAAACAGGCTGTCGCAATGTTGGCCGCCGGAAAAGCTGCCCTTGCGAATCCGTATGTCTTGGCCGTGGCGGGTGTTACGGCCCTTGGGTATGCGATCTTCAAGCTCGCGACACAGGCGACGGCATCAGAGAAGGCGTTGGATTCCCATAACAAGAGGGTCGCAGAGATGAAGGACTGGATAGAAGGCATGAGATCTCAAACGGATGAACTATTGAATGCTTTACGCGACGATAACAAGTCCATGTTACAGAAAGTGGAGGCATACGAGAAATTACAAGCCCTCTATCCGGATGAACTGAAAAATCTATCCTTGCAAAAGTTTATGTTGATGGATATGACGGAGGCTAATAAGATGCTTTCTAAATCGATAGATGAGCGAACCATGGCCCAACAGCGCACTACCGTAAACTCCATAGAGGATGAAATTGCAAAAAATAACCATCGAATCTCCCAGCTAGACAAGAAAAGTTGGATTGATACCAGCTTTTCGGAGGCATTTGAGTTACGTCGTTTACGAAAACGGAATGAGCAGTTGAAGATTGAGCATGATAAAGCGGTTGAGATAGTCGTACAAGGATTGAAGGCTCGTACGAAGGCGGAGGTGTTAGCTAGTAGCCAACAAGAGGAGGAAAAGGCGAAAATAGCTACACCTATTGATAAAAAGGAACTAGAAAAGCGAAAAAAGCTTCAAGACGAACTCCTATCCCTCCGCCGGCAGAACCAGCAATCCGAGATCGATCTGATGAAAGAAGGATCGGAAAAGAAGATCGCCCAGATAAACCTAGACTATGACAATGAGATCGCCGCCATACTTACCAAGGAAAAAGAGTGGAAAGACGCTCAAGGCGGCAAACTGACTAAGGAACAGACCGTGGAGATTCGTACAGCCTTGGTGAACTCATACGTCAAACGGGAGCGATCGACCTCTAATGTGAATAAGGAACAACTGGAGGAAGAGAAACGTGCCATGAACGAGTATCTGAAAGAATACGGTTCTTATCTTGATAAGAGAGATGCTATCACGGCTCTTTATAACGAGAAGATAGCCAAGGCTACGACGGAAGGCGAGAAGCTATCCCTTGGTGAAGAGATGAAGAAAGAGCTGGCTGCCGTCGATGACGAGGCCCAGAAGAAAACGTCCATCATCACGAAGCTATTCTCCGACATGAGCAAGAGGACGGTGGTCGATATACGGTCTATCTCCAAGGAGGCGCAGGCTATGCTTGATTATATCAATGAGGGCGAGTTCAAGACCGGTTCCGACGGAAAAGGCTTGTTCGGCCTGACCAAGGAGCAATTTGATATCCTTTCCAAGTCCCCGGAGAAGTTACAGGCCATAAAGGACGAGATCGCCAACGTCAATAAGGAGGCCGATCAGATGGACACGTCTTTCAACAAGGTATCGAACGGCCTTAAAAAGGTGTTCTCAGCCGGGGATGATACAAAGAGACTAAAAGAAGGCTTAGCTGAGATAGATGCCGGCATGAGTGATATCATGCAAGCCGGACAGTTCCTCTCCGACACGTTCTCCAAGTTAGGTGACGCTTTCGGTAGTGACCTTATGTCCGGTATTGCCGAAGGCTTGAATGTGGCCATGGACACGGTCAATTCCGCCATGGACGGGGCGAAAGCCGGCGCGATGTTCGGGCCGATCGGTGCGTCCGCCGGTGCCGCTATCGGGGTGGTCACATCCCTTGCCTCTTCTATCGCCAAGATCCATGACAAGAAGAACGAGAGTCGTATCCAGCGTTTGCAGGATCAGATCGACACGTTGGACAAGTCGTACGACAAGCTGGGCAGGTCCATCGAGAAAGCCTATTCCAAGGATGCCTCCAAGCTTATCGACCAGCAGAATAAGCTATTGGAACAGCAAAAAGTGCTTATCCAAAACCAGATCAAGGAGGAGGAGGACAAGAAGAAAACCGATAATGACCGTATCAAGGAGTGGCGGGACCAGATAGACGAGATCAATAACACCATAGCGGATAACAAGGAGGCCGGCAAGGACGCCATTTTCGGTAGTGACATAAAATCGGCGATCGACGATTTCGCCAACGCTTACGCCGACGCATGGGCCGCCGGGGAGGACAAGGCGCGATCGGCCAAGGATCTTGTGAGGAAGATGATAAGGAACATGGTCACGGAGTCGATCAAGGCCGCCGCTTCCGATCCCATGAAAGAGATCCGGGAGAAGCTGCTCGAGTTCTGGTCCGACGATTATATCAGCGACTGGGAACAGGATTATCTGGATCGGAAGGCGCAGGAGCTGGCCGACGACCTCGACCGTAAGTTTGGTTGGGCCGACAAATATTTCAATACCGGTAATACGGTAGAGGAGGACGACGGGCGTACGGCCTCGTCCAAGGGCGTTGGTTCCATCTCTCAGGACTCTGCGGACGTCATAGACGGTAAGATGTCGACCCAACTTATATTTTTAGATAGGACGTTGGTGCAAGTGACGGGTATAGCCGACCAGATGCGCTTCATCTACGACCTCCAGACAAGGGGCTGGAAGAACGTGGAGGCGATCAAGGACCTGTCCGGGAAGGTGTCGGAGAACACGGCCAAGGTAGCTGAGATCTCCGGACGTATAGAGGCCCTATCCGAGAAGATAGAGGCGAATACCAAGTCGGCGGCCTCCGGTATAAAGACTATTAACGACAAGGGTATATTAATGAGATCAAGATAATGATGGAGACGGTTAACGACATAATCAAATCGGCCCTCTCGCTCGGGGCATGCAGTGGTTCTAACGGGGTGACGGACTGGAGAAGCCTCGTGTGGCTGTTCTTCAGCCCGCAGGGGCGTGAGTTTTGTGCGGAGAATGATTTCCCGTCGTTAGACATGTTCCGTGGCATGGCCGGTCACGTGATGCCCTACGGGGTGTACGTTGACTCCGGCCACGTGTACGTAACCAATCCCGGCAATATCGCCGTGATAGGTGATACGGATGCGGTGATAACGATAGACGATAACGAGCGTGTTCACAAGGTGATCCTCATGCACGGCGGCAAGGCTAGGGTCGTGGCGAGCGATTACGCCGTGATCCTGCTGGTGAATATCGGGGGAGAGGTTGAGATAAACAAGGATAATACCGTGGTGATCTTATGAGGGGTGAGTTATACATAGACGGCAAGGACGCCTACACCGATTTCGGCGTATGGATCACGGAGGGAGGTTACGACGGCCTTCTCCCGTTCCCCGAGCTGGTGGAACCGGCTAGGAACGACTGGCCGGACGAGGACGGCATAGAGCCGGACTTGGAAAAGCCCACCTTGAAACCACGGGAGCTCAACATCACGTTCGTCCGCAGCGTGGACGGAAGATCCGCCGGCGCTCTCGTCGAGCACCTATCGAAGTCCGGGTATCACCTCTTCCGTATCCCCTCGCTGGGCAGGGAGTGGAGCTTGCGACTCATCCAGAGCCCGGCGTATGAGGATTGGGACACGTTGGAGGCCTTCACGTTACGGTTCGCCGAGGATCAGCCCGTAAGACCCTTGTCCGTGGTGATCCCGGAGGGTAGTGCGTATGTTCCTCTATCCGAGTACGAGCTGGACGGCGTACCCTTGGATCGATACGGCGTGATGGTGACGGAGGGCCGGGACGAGATCATGAGATCCCCGACCGTGAAGACTAACCTGTCCCGTACGGTACTGGACGTTGACGGTAAGATTTACGATGCCGGCAAGGTGGTGTATAATAGCAAGGAAGTCACTCTTAAATGCTGTCTCATCGCCGGCTCAATGACGACATTCTGGAGTTGTTACGACACCCTGTTGGATGCCTTGATCCAGCCGGGCGAGCGTTCGCTGTACGTGGATTACAACGTGGAGGAATACCCTTGCTACTACAAGAGGACATCCGGATGGAAGCTTGAGAGCCTCCGGGGGCGTGTGGTGGTGACATTCAACCTCACGCTGGAGTTCACGGTGTTCCGGATGGATGGTGTCGATTACCTGCTGGCTACCGAGGCCGGGGAACTGGTGGTCACGGAGGACGGGGAGTATTACATAGACTTGAACATATATGCCTAAAAAGAAGAAGAAAATATCGGAACTCGCGTTGGCTGACAGCCTTACCGGTCTGTACACGATCGGTTGCAAGATCATAGACGGCATACAAACCAGCGTGAAGGTGAGCCTCGGAACCATCCAGACGGCTTACGAGAACATGCTTACGGAGATCTCCAACGCCCGTGCCGCTACCAAGGCGGCCAATACGGCGGCTTCCAATGCCAACACCGCCAAGCTGAACGCCGAGGCGGCCACGTCAAAGGCCAATACGGCCACGGCGAACGCCATCACCGCGACGAACGAGGCGAAAGCAGCCACCACCAACGCTACCGCCGCCGCCACGAAGGCGAACACGGCGGCCACGAACGCCGATAACGCACGTGTAGGCTTGGAGACCTTGAAAGCGAACACCGAGAAGGCGACGCAAGCCGCCAACACTGCGGCGAGTCTCGCCAACGATAAGGCCGTTTACGCCAACACGCAGGGTAACTTCGCCAAGACACAGGGTGACCGTGCGCAGGAGCTGGCCGACCACCCGTGGAAGGTTGGCGATAACGGCAACTGGTGGAAATGGGATCTGGATGGGGATCGGTATGTCGATACGGGCATCCTCGCCAAGGGAGGCGTCTTGTACCCGACCTTCACGATCAACCCCGCCGACATGACGCTGGTGATGTCCTACGAGGACGAGGTGTCACCAAACCTTGTCAAGCTCAACCAAGAGACCGGTGAGCTGTATTTGAACGTATGACCAAAAAAAGGAAGGAGGAATTATAATGAGTCAGATAGTATTGGGGAAGGTGGCGTTCGTCGATAAGGGCGTTTATGCCACGGCGAGTACGTATAACACCTTCGATTTCGTCGTCACGGATGATAGCTGCTACCTCTGTGTCAAGGACGGAAACAAGAACCACCCCTTGACCGATACGGCTTGGTGGAAATGTATCGCCCGTGGGACGCAGGCCACGGAGGCGGCCCGGACGGCCTTGGCCGAGGCGAACAATGCCATCGAGGCCACGAGGAACGCTCTCTCTGCGGCCGGCTTGGCCAACGCCAACGCACGGGAGGCGAAGAGACAGGCCGACTTGGCCGGTCAAGCCTCCGATGATGCCCTTGCCGCCGCAGTCGATGCCGAGGCCATGATCTCCGAGGGCAAGGCGCAGATAGCGTCGATGAGAGCCGCCGAACAATCGCTGATGAGCCAGGCGTTATTGGCCCCCACGAGGATGGAGTTGAGATACGTCAAGAGGATAACGTTGGGGAATACGGTCGCCCAGAGGATAGCCGTGAGTTTATTCCCGGCCTATGTCCTTCCGAACGTGATCTTTCAGCAAGCGTTTTATTCCGGGGATGCCCTGTATGTGGATCCACATGGGAACTTGACCGTTCGTAAGCCCGGCACGGCGACGATCCACGTTATCCCGGCGCAGAACACCTCGCTCGCCCAAACGATAGAGATCGAGGTCACGGCCCCGGTTATCCGCAAGGCCGGTAGCGTGATGAGATTTTTATCCGGTAGCCGGATACGAAAGGTATAATTGTTTAACATTTTAATATACAGAATCATGTCATTAACAACAGCAGAGGAGGAGAAGGTACGTGCGATTATCACGGCCTTCGATAACGGCAAGACGATCGACCAGCTGCCCTTGGCCGACACGAACCAGCCCTCCAAGTATTTGATCGAGGGAGTGTCCAAGGAAACGGGCGAGTCGGTTAAGATCCCTTTCGCCGATGCGGTATCGATCGTGAACAAGCACGTCGCTATCCGTCGCTGGAAACGTGGTCAGGGCACGCCAGTCGGCGAGGCTTACGGTAATATCGATTTCCTGCGGGATCTTCCCTCCGTGATCGGTCTGGGCTGCTACCTCGTGTCCGTTGACCGTAGCCGGCGTAAGCTTGACCCGACGAACCACCGTCGTTTCGCCGACGGCAGTCCCGCTGCCTTGGACGGCACGATGGGCGATTACCTGTGGTGCTGGAACGCCCACTACTACTCTTGGTGGGTTGACTCCACCTATTATTACGAGGCTGTCAGCCCGACCCCGATCGAGGGTCATTTGAACTATTACATCCCGGCTGGGGGTACGTCGGCCTTGGGAGCCGGCGTCATGGACCGTACGAGCGGCACGTTGGTCTCCGTCGTCAGTGACGATCCCCGTTATCGTGGCGGGAACAACGACGCGACGAGGGACGGGAAGCACAACACGCAGCTAGGCATGGTTGCCACGAACATGAACGCCGCGGCTTTCGGCACGGCCGCCCGCAAGAAGGGTGAGGGCTGGGAATCCGGCTGGTTCGTTGCGAACAGCGTCGTCGGTTATCTCTACCGCCTTATCATGGGTACCCGTGATTGCCAGTCTGCGTTGAACCCGGTAAAGGACTCCAATGGCCTATATCAGGGCGGTACCGGTAAGGGAGTTACGGAATGGTCTTGGGATCCTTGGTCGAGCCATAACGGTGGTTTTCCGATTATTCCGACGAGCGTAGGGATCGAGTTGGGGGACTCGGTCGGCGTGAGCGACTACGCCGTGAAGGGCTCGGACGGTGGTACCGTCCACCAAGCGCACGTCCCTTGCTTCCTAGGCTTGAAGAACTTCTACGGGCATATCGGTCTGATCGAGCGTGGCGCTTTGATAAACAAGCTGTCCGACGGTAGCGGAGATTATTATGTCGCCCCGTCCCTTTACTCGGCTTTCAACATCAACTCGATCGAGGGTCTGATAAAGGCCGCGAAGGTTCCTAAGAACGATCCCAGTGGCTGGAAATATATCACTGAGCTCAGTATGCAGAATCTATGCTCTGCCCCGACTGTCGCCTCCGGCAGCTCCAGTACTTATTATTGCGACGGTTGGTATAACGACAACGCTATTTCCGGCCTTCGCTGTCCGTTCCGTCGTGGTCATGCGAACAACGGTGCTAATGCCGGCTTAGCGTACCTCAATGGTAACAATGCGGTCTCGAACGCTAACGTGAACTGGTCGTCGCCCCTAGGATACGCCGCTGATTTATTCAGTAAGAAGAAGTGGAGGAGAGACCCTGTCACTGGACAAAAAATCAAGGCTAAGGGTATAGTCCCGGTAGGTTGATAAACCGACGGCTCATGACCTGATGGCGATTGCAGACACTGGACACTAAAAGACACTTGGGACACCATGAGGAGAAAAGGTGACTTTTCCGGGGATATAGCCCGGAAAGAAAACTATTACAAGGCTTTTGATCATGCCAGCAAGAACAAGCATGGTAAAAAGGCCATAACAAAGTTCGAGGCGGACTTGGAAAAGAACCTTTCCGATCTCCTATACTCTTTTGAAAACGGGACGTTCGTAACCTCCCCGTATCGTTTCATGACCGTCCATGAGCCGAAAAAACGTCTTATCGGGATGCTCCCTTTTCCGGATCATGTCCAGCACTGGGCGATGCTCAATGAGGTGGAGGATTATTTTACGAGATCCTTCTCCGCGTATACCTACGGAGGGGTGAAAGGACGCGGTCCCCACGCCTACATGAGGATGATCCGGAAGGTCTTGAGAAAATATCCGGAACGTACCACCAACTATCTCCTGTGCGATATCCACCACTTCTATCCGACCGTCAATCACCCGGTACTGAAAAGCCAGCTCAGGACACGTATCAAGGATAATCATTTATTGCGAAGGCTTGATGAGATCATCGATAGCGTCGAGGGGGATACCGGTATGTTTCCCGGCACGAAGCTGGCGCAGTTCTTCTCACTTGTCTATCTTTATCTTTTCGATCACGATTTGAAGCGGTGCTTCCATGTCGGGGAATGCCCGGCTTTGGTTGAGTACTACACGAAAAGGTATATCGAGGAAAGTATCGCAACGGCCAAAACAGAACATGATTATGAGGAGTTATCCAAAGGGATTCAATATCTCTCGGACAGGTTCAAGGGATATCTGAACCGTCTGGACTTCTGTTACCGTCTCGCCGATGATGTCCTGATACTGCATGAGGACACTGTATTCTTGCACCTTGTCATCGAGTGGATCGGTCTTTATTACGCTAACGAGCTTAGGATCGGTCTTAACCCGAGATGGAAGATCGGACATGTGACGGACGGTGTCGATACGGGGGGATACGTGCATTTCCCGGATCACGTCCGTGTCCGGAAACGTAACAAGGTGGCTCTCTGCCGCCAGATAGCTAGATTGAGAAAGAAGGGTTTGCCGGACGAGGAGATAAGGAAGAGGGCCTCTTCCCGTATAGGCTTCATCCAACACGCTGATACGAGTAATCTATTAAATAAATTAGGGATGGAAACACCAAGGAAAAGACTGGGACAGGTGATAAGGAATAAAAAAAGTCCGTGGGAGGATCTCCCGGCCGACCGGAAAATGAGATTCGAGGATATACTTTATGATACCCGGATACCGGAGGACCGGAGAGGCCCCGAGGAGGACAGGCTGATCGAGTTGATCGATTATAAGATTGAGGATAGCAAGATCGAGAGAAACGAGGACGGCACGCCAAAGAAGTGCCTCGCCATACGTTTCCGATGGAAAGGCGAGGAGCGTTACGCTTTCACCGGTTCCGCCGTCTTGATTGATCAGGCGCTCACGGACTTCTCTCACGAGGACTTGCCGGTGGATACCGTGATAAAGGTGCTCACCAACAAGTTCGGTAAGAAATTTTTCAGGTTCACTTGACCCGTGGGGATCGCTCTTGGCCGATCCTTCCGGGTCGGCTAAAAAACATTTAAATATATGGAGACAAGAGCGATTTACACGGAGAGAAAGACATTCGTAAAATACGATGACAACCATTACCTATTGTACCTGAACGAGGAGGTCTTGGAGAACCACGTTCCGGAGGGCCACGGGGGCGAACCGGAACTGGAGCCTTGCACGGCTTACGCCTATACCGGCACGTGCGAGGATGGCGGTACGCTGGTCGAGGCGACTTCTGCGAGTTATGACAGTCTCGTGTCCGGATTGGTCCGGAGAGAGTATTCCGCCGATCGGGTAGAGGCGATAACGCTGAATAAATTGAGCTCGGATAATGAGAGAAAGGCCGAGTTTGAGGCCGAGTTCGCCCGTTTGGAGCGTTACCGTAACGACTGCAAGGCGAGGGTACGTGCCTTGCTGGGTATGCCCGAAAGCGTCTCGAACACCCTTTAAATACCGTTCGAGATGCGTATCTATGATAAGACAGGCGAGGTATTGCTTGACATCCCGGTGGACGATGACAGCTATCGTTACCGGGCGATAGCGCAAGCGAAGAAGGTGGAGCTGCGTTACTCCCTAGTGGATCACGTGGAGCTGCCCACCGGGGCGTATATCGAGTACCAGGGGGAAAGGTACACGCTGTGGTACCCTTCGGATTTCAAGAAGGAGGGCACGAGGGTCCTCGACTATACCGTCACCTTCGGCGGCAACGAGGAGATCCTGAAAAAATATAAGTACAAGCTGTTGTCCGACAAGCCGTACAAGCTCAAGTTCGTCATGACGGCCACGCCGGGGATGTTCATGGAGCTGCTGGTGGACAACTTGAATCTTTATGATTCCGGCTGGACGGTCGGCACGGTGATCGAGGCCCCGGAGAAACTGTTGTCGTTCAACCACGAGAGCTGCTGGGCGGTCTTGGGGCGGTTTGCGCAAGAGTTCGACACGGAGCTGGAGATCGTCGGAAAGACAGTTCACTTGCGCAAGGTGGAGTACTTCAAGGATGCCCCGGTCGCTCTCAGCTATGGCAAGGGAAACGGTTTCCTTCCGGGTGTAGGTCGCGCGAACCAAGGCGATAACCTTCCCGTGGAGATATTGTACGTGCAAGGCGGTGAGCGGAATATCGATTACTCGGCCTATGGCAGCCAGGCGTTATTGCTACCCAAGTCGCAGGAGCTGGAGTACCAAGGTCGACGGTACAAGACCGATAAGGACGGGATGTATGTTACCCGTGCGGACAGGCCCCTTTCTTCCCATAACGAGGACAGCTACGACGCCAGCGACATCTATCCTTCCCGTGTCGGTACGGTGAGTAAGACCGATACGGAGCCGGGCAAGGACACGGACGGGAACGAAGTCACGTTCTACAACTTCTATGACTCATCGGTCCCCGCCAACCTCAATTTCGAGGATTGCCTGATCGCCGGCCAGACCATGACGGTTATCTTCCGGACTGGCCGTCTGGCGGGCCGTGAGTTCGATGTAAAGTATGTACATGACGGCCGTAAGTTCGAGATCGTCTCGTCCGAGCAGGATGGCATGACGCTGCCGAACGCCTCCCTGTATCCAGAGGTCGGCGACAAGTACGCCGTTTTCAACATATCCCTTCCCGCCGCCTATGTGTGCGACAACGCCACCAAGACCGGGGCGAGCTGGGACATGTTCCGGGAGGCGGTACGCTACCTGTACGAGCGTGAGGAGCGGCAATTCACGTTCAGCGGAGAGCTGGACGGCATATGGGCCAAGAAGAATTGGTTGGCGATCGGCGCCAAGCTGGTCCCCGGCGGTTATGTCGATTTCAGTGATCCCCAGTTCCAGCCGGACGGTATCCTGATCCGGATCATCGGGGTGAGGGATTACATCAACAGGCCCCACAGCCCGGAGCTTGAGCTATCCAATACGCCGGTAGGCGGTTTCCTGTCCGATGAGCTGGGCAAGCTGGAGAGCGAGGAGGTGACGAACGAGACACGGCACAAGCAGGCCGTATCGTTCACCCTTCGCCGTTGGCGTGACGCGGTGGAGATGCAAGGAATGCTGGAGAAAGCGTTCAAGGATTACGGCAAGGGCCAGGCGATGTCGTGGCTTCGCACCATGTCGGTATTGGTGGGGCATGAGTCGTTGCAGTTCCGTTTCGTCAACCGTATTCCCACGGCGGACGGGCAGACGGTCACCGAGGTGGATCACGCCTTCACGTATGACCAGCGGAAACGTACGCTTGCCACCCCTTCCGGGATCTTGCAGCACATGACGTTGGGTATAGACTCTCTCGCCCCCTCCCACAAGGTGACCGAGTATAAGTACTGGAACATGGCGGCCTATACGTCTCCCTATTTGGGGGATGACACGGAGGCCATGTACCTGTACGCCCGCTGCGCCAAGTCGGGATCGTCCGGCTCTTTCCTTCTCAGCAAGGAGCCGATGGACTTGGACGACGGCTCGTATTACAACCTCCTTTGCGGGGCTTTGAGCACCGAGGTGGACGGCCAGCGTAGTTTCTCCACGCTTTACGGCTTCAGCGAGATAGGCCCGGGATGGATGCGGCTGAACAAGATCATTAACATGGACGGCACGCAATATTGGGACATGCTCTCCAAGGCGTTCCGGATCGGCGATGACAACGCTTTCCTCTCATACGACCAGCGAGACGGTCTCGTGTTGAAAGGCAGTATCTACCAATCGCCCTCCGGCGAGATCGACTATCCGGAGGTGGATCGGGGCGCTTACTCCGATAAGTCCGTCTATTACCCCGGCGACAAGGTATCTTACGATGGTAACGTGTATAAGTGTATATCCCAAACCACGCCCGGAATAGCCCCCGATGACACGAGGCACTGGAAAAAACTCGTGGCGAAAGGCTCGAACAGTTTCAAGAGCACGGTGTTCATCCGCACGAACGCCACGCCCGCCGTCCCCGTTGGCGGCTCGTACGCCTCCCCGTTACCGACCACGGAGGGATGGAGCGACGGAATCCCATCCGGTGAGGCGATGTTGTGGGCCTCCACCCGGATCTTCTCGTCAGACGGGAAGGATCCACAGCAAGCGGCATGGACGACCCCGAGGCAAATGACGGACACGGCCGATTTCGACGTGGAGTTCTCATCCGTGGCGAACCCGTCGGCCCCAAACGGTCATCCTAATACCAATACCCAGTGGAGCGACACCCAAAGTACGGACACTATCTGGATGGCCACCAGCACCAAGAGGAACGGGGTATGGAGCGAGTGGAGCGTATCCAAGATCAAGGGAGAGGAAGGCAAACCGGGAAGGGACGGGATAGACGGCACGGATGGCGAGGACGGGAAAGACGGCGATCCCGGTCCCCGTGGCGATCGTGGTCCCCGCTGCACCTACCGTGGCGATTACGACTCAAGCGCTACCTATAACGCCAGCTCCAAGATTACCGATATCGTATCGATCAAGAATAGCGATGGCACACGCACGTATTATGTGGCGAAGGTGGATGACAACGAGCCTACCTTCAAGGGAAAACATCCGACCAATACCGCCTATTGGGACACCTTCGGGGCGAACTTCTCCAGCGTGGCGACCGATTTGCTGATGGCACGTAAGATAGCGGCCTCGGAGATCGACGTGGAGGAGATCTTCGCGAACTTGGCAAGGATCGGAAACTTCACCATCACAAACGGGAACCTGAACGTGGATACTTCCGTTGCGGATCGTACCCAGATAACGTTCCCGAATATGCTGACCATCGGGAAAACCACCCAGTACGCCGGCCAGTTCGGAAACCGTAGCTCGTGGGGCGGAGTCTTTTTTGAGGGATATGGCCCCTATTTTTATGACATGGGGGTAGAGAAGATATTGTACCGGAGAGGAACGGGCGTGGTATTCAACGCCCCGGGATATACCCAGTATCCGGATCTGTGTGTTAAGATAGACAACGGTAACGGCATATACGGGTGGTCTACGGGTGGGGGATACCAAAACTTGTATGTCAATAACGGGGCCCCGTCCAATTGTAGCGTGTTCCTGACGAACTATACGGGTACGCAGGCCTCGGACATTCGCCTGAAGAGCGTCTTCTTCGATATCCCGGGCGTGCTGGACAAACTGGAGGGCATATCCGCCTTCTATTACACGATGAAGGAGGACGAGGACAAGATCCTTCGCATCGGCGTGTCGGCGCAAGCCGTGCGTGAGGTGCTTCCCGAAGCCGTCCATCTTATCACACCGGACGATGATGATTCTTATTACGGAGTCGATTATATCCAGATGCTGACCGCCTTCGGGATCAACGGGATCAAGGAGCTTCACGCCAAGGTCAAGACACTTGAGAAGAGGGTGGAAGAGTTGGAGAACAGATAGAAAATATTATAGGCCTTATCGGGGGCGGACCAATAAAAGCCCCCGTATATATTAAAAGAAAACGAGTTATGGGAGTTGATTTGAATACGATATTGGCGATAATCGGTGCGATGGGCGGGATCGAGGGGATAAAATGGGGCATCCGTGCGTGGGTGAACCGTAAGACGAACGCCCGTATAGCGGACGCTCAAGCTGACGTGGAGGAGTTCAAGGCCCTGCGTGAGTATAACGAGTTCTTGCAAAAGCAGTTGTCTGAGAAGGAGGAACGGTTCGTTGAGCAGACCGGACGGCTCCGGCAGGTGCAGGACGAGCTTTTCACCTTGAAGGAGAGTTATTCGGACGTGAAGCTAGAGCTCGCTTTGAAGAGGTGCGAGAAGAAGAAATGCGGTGATCGTGAGCCGCAGAACGGTTATTAATGAAGGAGGATAAGGAATGAGAAATAACAATTTACCCCGGGGATTACGTAACAACAACCCCGGGAACATCAGAAGGAATAGCGATGTCTTCCAAGGCGAGAAGACAAGCTCAGACAAAGAGTTCAAGCAATTTAAATCGATGGCATACGGTTACAGGGCGATCTTCAAGATCCTGTCGAACTACGGCAGGAACTACCATCTAAAGACTATCCGTCAGATGATAGGAAGATGGGCACCGCCGAAAGAGAACCATACGAAAAAGTATATTCAATTTGTATCTGACTACGCTGGAATCCCGGCTGACGATCCGATAAACATCAACGACCGAGAACAGATGATCCAGATCGTGGCAGGGATGAGCCGTTTTGAGAATGGAAGAGAAGCGGATATGTCGGATGTTATTGCGGGGTGGAATTTATTATGAGAACGGGAATGATTTGCGGGATGCTGGCGATAGCCGGTATCCTCGCTTTGTCCGGGTGTCGAACCAAGATACAGCCTGTCGCTATCGAGAATCGTATAGACTCGATCTATATAGACAAGTTGGTACCTTACCCAATGCCAGCCGATAGCGCCTCCATCCGTGCGTTGATGGAATGCGATGAGAACGGTAAGGTAGTCCTTCGTTGGCTGGACATGGCCAACACCAAGAACGTAGAGCTCATGTTCGCCTTGGATAGTCTCGGTAACGTGATTGCCAATATGAGGGTCTCAAGGGATACGTTATATCTCCCGTCGAAAGAAATCTACGTGGATCGTAAGGTGGAGGTTCCGGTCCTTGTGGAAAAAGAGCTATCTCGTTGGGAGAAAATAAAGATTGAGGTAGGAGGGTGGGCGATAGGGATCTTATATGGATTCTTGATAGTTAGTATTGGTTATGTGATTGTTTGGTTGATAAAGAAACGTAGATGAACTTTAGGGTTAAAGATCTGTTGGAAGGGGGATTTACAGAATAGCTTGTTCTCTATTTGTAACGGATAGATCTACGTTTTTTAGATCAACATTCCGTAAATTTGTATTGAGTAAGACCGCTTTTTTAAGATTTGAATAATCAAGCTTTGAATATTGCAAGTTAGCATAACTAAGGTTTGCGAATGTAAGGTCTGATTGTGATAGATCTGATTGGTACATGTTGGCTTTGATTAATTTTGCTTTAGATAAGTTAGCCTTAAACAAGTTTGCTTTTGTTAGGTTTGCATTGGTTAGGTCTGCTTGACAGAAGATAGTCTCGATTAAATTTGCCTCAGATATATTTGCATTTTCCAACGTCGCTTTTAATAGATTTGCTTCAAACATTTCCGCCTTAAACAGTATGACCTTATATAAGTCAGCTTCTATCAATTTTGCCTGACTTAGTACTGCTCTAGATATGTCTGTGTAGTGTAAGTTCGCTCTAGACATATCTGTATTTATTAATAATGCGTTAGAAAGATTTGCCCTAGACAAATCTGATTCTGACATATTTACTTCGGATAGATCTGCTTTAATTAGATTGGTATACGACAAATTTGCTCTGAATAAGTTTGCTCCAGTTAGTTTTATACCAGCTAGATATGCATTAGATAAGTCACCTTCTAAATCAGAAAAAAAATTATCGTCACTATTGAATAATAATAACATCAATGTTTGGATTTCATTTGATGGATTCAAATTAAATTCCTTTTTATAATCATTGATACTTGTAATTGATCTTATATGAGAACATAGAATGTTAAAAACAGTCTCTTTAAATTCATTGGGGTATTCTTTTGCTAGAAAAATAAGGTTGTATACTCCACCAGTTCTGGCAGATTCTTGGTTGCTTCCCAATAATTCCACACCTTTAGCAAATCTAGAATTACGCTCAGACTTGGCTTGTAGCTCTAGTTGTATATTTTGACATTCAATTTGTTTAGACTGTCCATCCAATTGTTTTTCTTGTTGTGAGATCCGTCTCTGATTTTGATATATATTATAAACGATGCCAAATACTCCAAAAATAGCAGTCCACATAGTGAAAAAGTCTTTTAAGCTAAGCCCAAAAGTATAAAGAGGAATGTTTGAACCAATAATGTCTCCGATTAGAATAAGGACAAAAGGTGCTAAAAACAATGAAAGGAGTATTGTTAGTGTTTGTTTTCTTATTTGAGATAATAATTGTGCCATGGTTGATATTCATATTGTTTGTGGACAAAAATACATAACGATTTTGGTGCTTCAAAAGTTTTGTACAACATTTTTGATAGTGTATTTAAATTGTATGCGTAATATCGTGGACTGATATAGTTCGATAATCAATCCACGATATGTTTATAATAGTAACCTCCCTTCCTTCTTATCCATCACCGCATTGAAAACACTTTTATAGGTCTCATACAACTCCTTCCGGCTT